TCAATTTAATGACAAATATAGAAGGGGTTGTATGGAACCATGGGTAGAGAAATATCGTCCTTCCTCCTTTGATACGATTGTATTGGAGGAAACCAATCAATTATTGTTTCAAAAAATGTTGGAGCAAGAATATATTCCTAATATGTTGTTTTATGGACCTCCTGGAACAGGGAAAACCACAACCATTTTAAATTTAATTCAATCCTTTCAAGAAAAAAAGGGAGAGGTCAATCCTGGATTAGTCATTCATTTGAATGCCTCGGATGAGCGCGGCATAGATACGATCCGATCTCAAATTTATTCTTTTGTGCACACGAAACCTTTTTTCAGTAAAGGTAAAAAGTTTGTTATTCTAGATGAGGTGGATTCTATGACAAAGACTGCTCAACAAGCATTGAGCTACTTGTTGCATACACCGGTGACTGTTTCTTTTTGTTTGATTTGTAATTATATCAGTAAAATAGAGGATACGTTACAAACCCTTTTTATCAAAATAAAGTTTAACGCCTTACCCATCCCTATTATGTTGGACTTTTTAGAAACCATTGTGAAAAAAGAGGGAATTAAGTATACGCGAGCGCATTTAGAAGGAATTCAACGCATGTACGGGTCGGATATTAGAAGCATGATTAATTATTTGCAGACGAACCAGTATAATCCTTCATTGCCGATTCAAACGGAAGTATGGGAGACCATGTACGCGTTATCCCTAGAAGAGACCAGTACCTATCTGCAAGAGCTTAGCACACTTCATAACATGGATCCGAAACATTTATTAAAAGAATATGTTTATTATTTGGCACTGCATAAATCTATTCCGATGTCATCGTTGGAATTGGCATTTCATACGTCACTTTCTACAGAAGTCATGATACGTTATCTATTATATGTCATTAAATTGATTTAAAGAACCTGCCAGGTTGTAAAACAATGGATTTGAACGAAGAGTGGGATTCTTTCTTGAAAGATACCGAATATACCTCTATCGTAGTGCCTTCCTCCAATGGTCCAACGCCCTTGTCCACGCCCATTTATATTTCTACCAATACAATCATTTCGTTTTTAAATCAAGCCATTGACTTAAAAACGTCCTTTTGGAACATTCCCGTGTTGCCGTATTCTTCGCAAAGTATAGGTGTCATTAAAAAACAAATGAAATTCAACAGTACAACCATGCAAGAAGTAGAGGCGATTGAAGCCAATGTCAAAGAATACGATTATGGATATTGTACCGTGCTGCAGCATATTGATAATTCCAAAGGGATGATTACCTACAAGGACATTCGTAAGGTAACCATTGGTATTTCCAAAAAAGATATCGTGTCGTACCGCGTGAAACAAAAGGGTGCCTTTTACAATTGTTTTGTCTTAATTCTTAGAGTTCATATTGGTGTGTATAAAGAGTTTCACGTAAAAATATTCAACACTGGTAAAATAGAGATACCAGGTGTACAGCAGATTGCACACATTCCAGTGATCATTGAGACGTTGCTTGCGGTGTTGCGTCCGATGTACCCAACGATTCTCTACAATAAAAGTTGTGAGGAAACGGTCCTCATCAATTCTAATTTCAACTGCGGCTACTTTATCAATCGTGCTGCTCTTTATCAATTGTTGATTTCCAAGTATAACATTTCAGCCGTGTACGATTCATGTTCTTATCCAGGTATCCAGTGTAAAATTTATTATGATGATGGAGTAACTACGATACCTGCATCTATTGCCATTTCCTTTATGATTTTCAGAACGGGTAGCATTTTAATTGTGGGGAAATGTACGGACAAGGTGATTCGTGAGATTTATGCTTATTTAGTGACCATTTTATTTGAAGAATACAATGAAGTGGTGGACTCTAATTGCGTTCATAGTAAAAAAGAAACACCTATACGAAAAATTAAAAAATATATTCTTCTAAAATAACAATTTAAAGCATTAGAGTAAGGTATTATTTATGAGTAAAGTACCTTCCGACACTACGATGAAGCATTTGGTAAAGTTGGCGTTAGAGCACGATAAGCCTATTGCTCTGGATTACTGGAACAAGTCTCTTACCAAGGAGGTCGTCATTGGTGTTAGGGAGAGTGGTGAGAAAATGTTGGTAAAGAACGAGGAGGAGTACACGTCCCCCATTGCCAAGGTGTTCAAGGTAGAGACCGAGTACATTATTATGACGGAGAATACCCTCTACTGTGTGTCCTCCGATATTCCTACCAAACGTATTTCGTAAAACGATTTAAACCCAACATGAATGTAACATGAAATGAATGTCATAGACGCGCTTCGCGACAAATACAAGACCCATGAATACATGAAACAAAAAGTAGAGGATTATGTTACGAATCTTCCAGTTCTGATGGCATCTTTGGAAGAAGAATATGATAAAAAGCAACAAAAGAAACAGGCCTTGTTAGAAAAACGTGAAGAGTTTATTACGTTTTTTTTCAGTCAATATTCTTTTTTTTATATTCCGCAAACAGAAGTGTTTGTGCAATATACGGACGAATATAAAATTGTGCACGAGGATACCATTTTACATTTGATTTGTTCTTTGTTAGACAAATCACTCTTGTCGTCCAAGACGAAAATTATTTCCGTGATTCTCAAACGTATCAAAGAGAGTTTATTTTTACAATCCACAAATACCTATATTTCAAAGATGATACGCAACGCGTTACCTTTTCCAAAAGAAATTGCATCTTACTTTTTGGTCATTTTAGGAGACGTGTTATTAGGAAAAAATCAATTTATTTTTTATATAGATGCATCCTATAAACCTTTTTTAAAGTCTCTACATGAATCGTTTTGTTTTCTTCTTCATAAATCATTAGACGTATTCAAGCATAAATATTATGATCATACGTATGATTTATGTAGAGTCATACCAGGTCAATGTAAAGAGTATACACCATTACTACCGTTAGAGGTCATCATTGCCGCCGTTACGTATTCTAACCAGTACAGTTCGGATGATTTTTTAAAAGCGAAACAGAGAAACGATGTGCTTTTATTAAAACAAAATACGCCAGAGTCACTGGTTCAACTCTTTTTAGATTCTTACACGACCAAGGGTGGAATCATGGTTTACAAGGACGTTTACTTTTTGTGGAAAACATTTTTGAGGAGTAAGTTCCTTCCATTTGTCGTGTCGCAACAGAATTTCAAGGCTATCCTTCAACAGACGGGGATATGTGAAGGAGAGGTGTGTCAGATTACCACTACGATGCAGACCAATTTATTGAAATTTAAACATTTTTGGGATAAGTACATGATTGCGGATGAAGAGTATTCATACGACTTACAAGAGGTGATGGATGTGTTTCAAAAACAGGAGAGAACCACTCTTACGATGGAGTCTATGAAAGAGGTACTTTCGGTAGAGTACCCATCCGTAATGATAGATGGAAGTACGGTAATGTATTATAAATGTACAATGTGGAATAAAAATGTAGACATTGACATGGCAATGAATGTATGTACACAAGAAGATAAATATGCCTTTTATGAAAAGTATACAAAAATAAGTCACAAAAAATGTGCGACCAAAGAGTACTTTGAAAAATATCTTTCTATACTATGAAACTTTTATGGGGATTCTTTTTACTAGGTGTGCTAGTGTATGTGGTGATGCCAGTTCACATAGAAAGTCCAGACCCGCATAAAGTAGAGTTGGTTCAAGGGGATTATGATACCGTTCGTAATCCATATGCGCCACCCATACGATATCTAGACTGTGACTATACACAAGTCGGCTATTTGAAACGCGTAGATCGGCGAATTCCCTTATTTGGAAAACCAGCCAATCTACGTCGTGATCTTTGGTATTATTATACCATTTTGGATGGTATCAAGGTTCCCCTTACGGTAAAAAAGAAGAAGAGTATAGGATTTCCAGGATGTGATTCCGTTTCTTCCAAAGATGTCGTTCAGGTAGAAGGGGAGAACTGGACGGTAGAATTGTACGAAGCTTCCAGGTAGGAGCAAGCCCCTACGACGCAGAACCAAGGTTCCGCACCTCCTATTATGGGGTCGTAGGGGGCTACCCCCCTACCCATGAAAAGGTATCATCGCCAATGACCTTGCGAAGTATAAGGTTGACGGCGCGGTGTTCCATACACACCTGAATTGCTTCCTTTTCCGAGAAAAACTCGTAAAAAGAAACATTAGAAAAGATCATGATTGGGACAAATAAAACATTATCTAAGTGACATACATTTTCAAATTCCAAATGACATCCCCATCCATGTTTGGGATAGGCATATTCTGTCCATCGTTTTCCCTTGTAAATACCTCTGTATTGATTCCCAATTTTATATTCTTTATTGTAGACGAGGCGTACAGGATCCACCTTCTTAAATCCCATTTTATAAATGCAATGAAAGAAAAACCGTTTCAATTTTAGTAGGGGCTAGCCCCTACGACCCCGTTATTACCCGGTGAAGCTGGAAGCTTCAAGGGAGGTGCGGAACCGTAGGTTCTGCCTACCGTGCATTCATGAGCGCGGCATTTCCTCCCACAAAAGATAAGATGTTATAACGTTCTTCAATGACAAGGACATTATAGGTATAGTTGTACACAGAGGAAGAGGATTTGGTCACACCTACAGATTCACCGGTCAACGGATCACAAATTGGAAAGTATAATGCATTTTGATTCAACGTAGGCGTAATCGTATTGACTTCCAACTCAATCAATGAATATTTAGATAAATTGATGGCGCCAGAGGGTTGTAGTGAAAATGGATCCGTCTTCAAACAAAAGTTGTACGTGTAAAGACCATCCAAGGAAGTAAACCCGCCACCCTCACTTGTTAAATATTGCTGTTCATATTTAAACATGGTAGCTGGTCTCATTTCTTCACGTACTGTACCATCCAATGTAATGCCCAGGTATAAAGGTATATCTTTTAAATTTTCTAGAGAATAGGATGGCATGATAAAAATGGGATTACCTGAGGTATCTTCCATTGTAGTTGGTGCTACATCATTTGGTAAATAATCGTAAGGCCAATTTGTAAAGTTACTCCATTCGTTACGTTTGAATGCATCGGAACGTTGGAAAAGAATCATCCAATTCAATACTAAATCAGTAGAATTCTGCAACCATAATTTATCCGTGACGGATATACCATAAAACCATGTATTATAAAGCTCACGTACGAGATACTTTTGTTCTTTACTGGCAAAGAGGTATGCCTCTTCATCCGATAAAAAACAATACGTGCATGATAAATGCGCACCTTCATTCCAAGACGTAACCTTGGAGTATTGATCCAACATTTCTGGAGGGGAATGTAAAAAGTAATAAAACTGGTGATTTGGATTTGTAAAAGAAGGAGCAATGACCGTTTTGGTATCGGATACGTCTTTGATTTGAAATAATTCGCGAATAGGACGCAACGTTACCTCTATTTGAAGTTCATTGTACTGAAGACATACGAGGGGGAACGCTTGCTGAGCATTCAACGCCCACCAAATCGGTATGGGGACACGTAACTGGCGACCGCGAATGGATGGTTCTGATCCATTTGCTCTATACGCATCGGTATCCTGGTACATGGCATTTGGATAAAGACCGTTATGGTAAAAGGCAGGGTTGTACAGTTCAGGAATGTTGCCCGTCATGTCATCCCATTTTGCTTTTTCAGTAGAGGTGAGGTCACGATTGGCCATGGCAAGAATGTCCTGACCACTCATTTGTTGAATTAAAGCACCACCAATGGTGAAACGTATGCTGCGAATCATGAGGGCACCTATATTTTTAATCCATTGAAACTCATAAGGAATAGTGCTGATGCCATCGGTATAAATGGGACTGTAAATGTCTGGTAATTGAATGACAAAATAGGTATCTTTTAGAAGCTCGGCGTACCGTTTTACTTTAAAGTTGTAAATGGTATCCGAATTTAATTGGAGTTGACGTAATCCTTCGTATTCTAAACGAAAATTTTGTAATCCAAAATT